CACCTTGGCGTCTGGTTGCCAGTTTTGCCGACGGCACACGCGCCACGTTCGACGGACTGACCGAGGAACAGGCCCACGCCGCAATGGAAGCCGCCCAGACCGAGCACGGCGACATTGGCTATTGGAACCGTGTCACGGATGTAAACTATGAGGACGGCCAGTATTGCGGCACCCTGCAGGAACCGCCCACGGTTCATGTTGTGGATTTTTCCGGGTATGACGGGCCGCTGGACGAAAACGGCTTTCCTGTTGGCCTGCCGAACGAAATCGCCGAGTACATGAAGCAGCACGGCGAACCGCCCACTGTTCCGAAAATCATCATCAAGAAAAACGAACCATAAACGCACGAAATCCCTCGACGGAATTACCCGCCGGGGGATTTCTGTTTTTGACGATTCGCAAGTTTGTTTTTCTGAGCGGTTCGGAGGTTTCGCGGAAGCCCTTCATTCTGCACGCGCATAAATTCGCTTCATTCTCTACCCTATAGTGTCTTTCCGGCACGAATTAAGATCGCTGAAGTTCGATTCTAAGGGCCTGTTTTTGCAGGTTTTCTATCAAAAATCAGGCATAAGCCATTTTACAGTCCCTTTTAATCGCGCGCGTCATACGCGCGTGAGAGCAGTTCTTCGACCATCGGGACTTCATCCAGCATGGAACCCAGAACGACCGCGAACTTTTCCCACCGCTGGGCTGTGATCTCTGTTTTTCTCAGTTCGCGGGCTATGGTTTTCCAGCCTTTTTGTAACGACGGATCACTGTAGACATACCGCCCGCACAGGATCGTTTTGTAACGACTGTTCAGCCGGTCTAATTGTCCCCGGATCGTGGTCTGATCTGCACGGAGAACATCCTGCCGAACACGAAGTTCATTTTCCCGGCGCTGGCACTCCACATCATCAGCCAGCTTCACAGCCAGCGACGCGGTACTATCTCCCGGCGTGCTGCCGTGCGGCATACCGTCCATAGCAATGCCCTTGATGGGATTGTAGCGGTCTCGCAGTTCTGCCAGCTCAATGTTGACATCATCAAGCTGTGCTTTAATCCCGCCAAAGTAGCGCAAAATCATTTTCGTTTCTTCTGCCTGCATTTTGCCCTCCTACGCTCCGTACCGTCAAAATTCTGTCGAGAAGATAGGCCCTGCACCGGGCACACGCGCAACCTCCGTACTGCCGCCGGTCATCTGGGCGACACACCGGCCCAGTTTGGTATACGCCACATACTCCCCGTCTTTTGCCCATTCGAGGAACTGTTCATAGTTTTTTCTGGCTTCTTCCACGGTGCTGTTGATCTGGGCACGATCATAGCCCATAGAACCCAGTGCTTCGATGAAGAACCGGATCACGAGATCACCAGCGGCACGCCGTTCGGCCAGTGCATCCTTTTCGCGCTGCTTGCGCGGATACTGCCCCGCTGGGAGGATAAAAGGCTTATCCAGCATCGGTGCTGTGCGCTCTCTCAGCTTCTCGCGGGCTTTCGGCTGCCCGTAGGCGCTCATTTCAACCGTGTATACCTCTGCCCGGTGGTTCATTTCCGTGCAAAGCCGCTCCTGCTTGTCCCGGTCAAAATCCAACGTGTCATTGGCTGCGATCATGGTGCAGTAGCTCACCACTTCGCCAACGGCCTGCCGATTCAGCGTCAGGTTCTTTCTGGTGTTTACCTTTTCGGCGCACCGGGCAAAGGCATTCTGTGCCATATGCATAGACACTGCCTTTGGGATTCCTCTGCTCATGATGTTTCATCCTTTCCTTTCGGTCTGTTGGGCGCACTTCTTCCATGCTTTCATTTCTGCTGCAGTGTCAGGGGTAATGTGCTCCACAAAGCGCCAGCCCCGCGGCTCCGCCACAAGGTCGATGAACATACGGCGGCGGTGGATGTAATCGCGCTGCTGCCGCCGGGTGAATTTGCTTTTCACCTCTACAACCTCAACTGTGCCATCTGCATAAGTCAGCACAAAATCTGGGGTATAGTGCATCGCCGGTAGTTTCACATTGCCGTATTCTTTTTCGGGCAGCATGGTAAACCTGCGGTGCGATTCCACCTTCACGATCTCCCCGCGCTGGACTTTTGGCAGAATCATTCCCATGTAGTAGTCGTACTCGCCCCTGCTGTCAAACTCCCGTCCTGTTTTCTTGGCGGCTGCAGCCACGGCTTCCAGCGGCGGCGCTTTTGCTCTGCTTCTGGCCGCAATTTGCGCTTCCGCCTGTGCCCGATACTTTGGCGGTAGGTCAGAAAGCTCCATTCTCATACTCAAGGCCGGTTCCTCCTGTTCTGCTGCATCCCGGTCTCTTTGCGGTATAGGCGCACGATCAGGTGCCGGGTGTTGTTGCCGGTGATAATAGGTTCGCAGTAATGCAGGGTGTAGCCGGGGTACATTCTCTCCCAGAATGCACAATCTTCCAGACGGTTCTCGCAAACATCTTTCAGCTTGGTGCGGCTCATTTTCCCATCGTTCGGGCGGGGCATTTTCGGCGGTTTCAGCCCGCGGCTCTGCCGCCAATGGCGCTTGCACCTCACATTCTTCATGATGTACTTTGCAAGGCTCGTGATGTAGCCATGATCGAAGTGTAGAGGTTCGCAACGGGCCATGCCGCGCCCGCTCCACGCTTCCTCTACCATTTCACGGGTCAGACCGTAAACGCGCTGCATAATGA